TCCGACATAGGCCATGGCGGCGCGGCCGGTCGTTTCGTCGATCATATGAGCCATTCTAACTTTCTCCTGAGTTGAGCCGGGCAACGCGCCCGGCGTGTTCGAACAATAAACTAATGTTGCGCAGCTGGTCAAGTTGACGTCACGGGTCCGAGCCGGAGCTCTCCCGCAAGATTGAGAATCGCGAGGTGATTGCCGATATCCGGGTCGACTGGACCTTCCTGGGCGGGTAAGCCGCGCCACTGTTCCGGACTGGTCATCATCTTAACCAGGTCGATAAACAGTGAGCGAACTTCCTTCCGAACCAGCTGGCGGGCGATCTCCGCGAACATGTCGCGCATGTCGTCGCTTTGCTTCAGCCGGTCCGCCACGTCCGCGGCCAGAACGGCCCGCCTGGCCTCGGGGATCAGGAAGTCGGTCACCGACGATATCCGATCATCCGCAACCTCGCCCATTTTTTCCAGCAATGCGTCACACCGGACCAGGTGCGACGCAACTTCGACTGCAATTGAGTCCGCATGCTGGTAACGGATAGTCCTCGCAATTTTCTCGACGTCCAGGTTGTCCGCAATGTCTTCAAGATCGAGCTCGTCGCTGACCTCGCGGGCCAGGTCGCCCATGTCCAGGTTGCTGGCGATATCCGTGTAATCGAGCCGATCCATGACGTCGCTGGCGACACTATCCATGTCCATCTCGGCGATGGTCTTTTCAGCAAGCGCCGAGTAATCGAGGCTTTCAGCCACAAACGTCCCCAGGTCGATATCCATCTTGACCTTCTCGGCCACGTCAGACGCCAGCTGGCCAGCCAATTGCTCAAACAGTTCTGCAGATTTCAATGACATTTTCTTTCTCACTTTCTAAAGGGTTGAATGCCCGGAACAGCGCCCGGTTCAAAGACTATAAAAGACTATTATGCGGCCTGTCAAGCGGCTACTTGAACATCCCCCCAATCAAGGACCGGAGGGCGATCCAGCGGGCCAGGTAGGACATGGCGGCCCTGAAGTCCGCCCGCTGCCTGGTGTTCCGGCGCTCCCGGAGCTCGGCCGCGGGCAGCGCATTGGTTCTGACCTTTCCGCCCAGGCTCGCAGGGGGGTTTTTCATTTTTTGGCTGGCCCAGCGAGGGGCCTTTCCGGTGCGTCTCATGCCTGGTCCTTTTTGATCAGACCCGCATGGATGAACGCCCAGCGCCAGTACTTCGCACTGCGCGGGAGATTTTTTTGCGCGTAGTGAAGCGAGAACGTCCGCCACGTCCCCGTCATATCCATCTGGGGCTCGGACATTACCCATTCGAACGTGCCGCCCTTCGCGGGCCAACAGGATGACGTCTTCCCGGCCCCGAGCTCGCGCAGCTCGTCAACAAGACTCCTGAACGTCATCGGCTCATCAACAAATTCGAACCCATCCTCGTCAATGAACGGCTCGCCGTCGTCGTCGTAGCAGGCTTCTTCCCATGTCTTCGTAACCAAAACCATCACTTTCTCCTTTCTGAATCGGGATCAACCGTTGATCCCGAGTCGCCACTATAACTTGTTTTGAGACTCCGTCAACCGCAAGTGCATCATGTTCCAGATTGGACCGCTGGCCGGCCACGACTCCAACGGCTCAAGGTCAATCCCGTCACGCAATAACATCGCGGCCTGTCCGCCGCGGTACAGCATAAGCTCCGCTTTTGACACATTGACCGTTCCAGGCGGGTGATACTGGACCAGGATGAATGTCGGGCAACCAATTTCCGCATGCGCCATATGGAACGATACCTGGTGCGGGCTCAGAGCCACTTGCCTACCCCGTTTTACAACCTTCAGCTCGAGCATGACAAACTTAGCGGGTTTACGAAACGCGATTAGAACATCAGGAATGCCAAGATTGACGCGGGATTCAATCCGGGTCATCCGACTCAAGGGTAAGTTCTCTCTGAGCCGGTTGTACAGGGATTGCTCTGGCTTCACTTAAGTCCTTCAAAGTTTGTGTAGGGTCGAACGGCGGGTCAACTTCAAGAGACTTGCCAATTTCTACCATCGGAAGGTCAATGATCTCTTTTGGCGGCGGTCCGCCATACAAGGCTTTTAGTTCTGCCAGCTTGCGCTCTACTTCTTCGCGGCTCATCGAGTCAATCGTGCCATGGCGGATCTCTTTGCGATCCACGTAGATCGTCCCCAGGGCCTGGCCACGGCGATATTCGGCCTGTACGGCAGCGCCGTATGCCCCCGCGGCGAGAGCCGCGTCACGGATTGTCTGCATATCCCGCATATGCCGTTCATATGTCGTCCCGTACCGTTGCGAAAGTTGACTGCGGTATTCCTGTATCGCAGCAACAATGTGCGGGTTTTTTTTCGGATTGGTCAGGTCAGTGCCATGCTGGTTTGCGCGGGGCTCGGAATATCCAGCACGGATCGCGGCTTCTTTTAGGGTGACCTCTCCGCAGCCCGCAACAAACTCCTGTACAAATTTCCACTCCCTAGGGGTCAGGGGCTTGTTTTGGTCTTCAAACTTAGGGACAGGTGTCGCTAATTTGTCATTTACTGACCCGGCAAAGGTCTTAGGGATGGTTTTTTGGGTCAAAACCTTGCTGACCCTGGTTGGACGGCCGCCCTTGTTCATTTTTTCAGGTTCCTATAGAGTTTTTTACCCAAGAGTAAGTTTTTTTTTTTTCAAAAAAGAGGTGCGCGCGATTTTTATAAGAATTACGTCTGTAGACATAGTGTGATGGAGTGTGTAGCTCTAACCTATTGATTTCATTCACTTATTACGGCATTACGTCTATTACGTCTATTCCCACAAAAAAAATATTTTTTTTCAAATTCTAGCCAGCAGTCTATGTAAAGCCCCATTTGCCGTAAGCCCCCTCAGTAAATTCCGGCACAAGGCCCCGTAGATTCCGGCACAAAACGGACTAACCCATTGATCCATAACGATTTCCCGCCAACGACACTTCCTACTGCATCCATTCTCTGCTCCGTTCCTCGGTTTCCCGTCTGGCTATTAGGCGTAGGGATCGCAGTAGGGTTTCGGCTGGCATGAGTTCTCCGAGTTGAAAGCTTTGGAGGTTGAACGTGAGGGAATCTTGTTTGAGTGTGATGGATGGGCCGAAGAGGAGGTAGTCGATGTCGTTGACTTTGATGCGGTAGAGCTGCAGGAGTCCCGGGTATTCGGATGGCTCCTCTTCGTCTTTTGGCGGGTCTGGTGGTTTGGTTCGGGGTTTCATGGGTTAGTGGGGTTAGTGGGGTTAGGTTGGGTTGTTGAGCTTGTACATGTCTGCTTGGAGTTGACGGACGTTTTGGTAGAAGAGTTCGGTCATGGCGTTTTTGACTTTGCGGGCCTCGTGGACTTGTTGTGCGAGGGTATCCATTTGGCAGTTTTGGACTTCGATGCGTCGTCGTAGGCTGTTGATGTATTCCTTTAAGGGAATATCGGTGATTTCGATGGGGGGTTCGTCGGTGGAGAAGATGGCGGGTTTAAGCATTTTGGTCGTCCTGTTCGTCGGTAGGTTGGTTAGCGTTGTAGAAGTCGAAGACCTTGGTCCATGTTTCTTGGGGCACTTCGACTGTGCGGGTAATAGTCAGGCATTCGCTGCATCTGGTGCGTCGAAAGACCCAGTAAAAGTCCGCGTTGGGTTCGATGTATTGGCGGGTGTCTATGGTCCTGGTCTTGGCGGAGCAGTTGGGGCATTTCATCTCAATTCCAGGGCCTGTTCCGTTTTAGGGGCGCAGCTGTGGCATTTCATGACATGCCTTGAACCTGTTCCTCCAGCTCCAGCTCTAGGTAGCCTTCAAATGGTGGTAGGGGGAGTGTGCGTAGGAGTTTGTGGTGAGGGAGTTCGTTGGCCAGGGGGCAGTCGGATATGACGATTGCTTTTTTGTCTGTGCGGGTTCTGACTCGAGTGGGGTCGGGTTTGTATTGTGACCTTGGTTGGGTGCGTTTGAAGGTAATGAGGCTTGGTTCTTGGTCCTTGATGCGATAGGCCCAAACTTCTCGGGAGCTGCCTTCTGAGAGGCAGACGAGTCTTCTGACGAGTCTGCCGGCCAGGTAGAGTTTGCGGATAGCGGATTCAACGGTGGAGATGCTCATGCTGGATAGGATGACCATTCCGGTTGAGGATTCCTTGTTGTGGATGAAGAAGTGTTCGACCCGTTTGAGGACGTCATCGGCGTATTTTTGGGATTCTGCTCTGGTTGGCATGGTGGTCTCCTCACTTCATCAGTTTGAGGCGCATGAGCAGGGCCACGAGCCATGATTTTTGGGCCTGGTCGAGGTCGCGTTTGGTTTTGTTCAACGCAGCTTCGAGTTTGATGCTGTGTTCGCAGATGAGGGAGTAGTTGAAATTGAGTTCTTCGAGTTTTCGTTGGAGGTCTTGGATGCCTGCTTTGTAGAGGCTGTATTCGGTCTGGACGTCCGCGGGTTGGCGTGAGGGTTCCTTGAACGGCGGCAGGCTTGCCTGGGCGCGGTCGAGGGTTTCTTCTAGGTACATCAGATCTTCCTTTCTATAGAGTGGGGTGATGATAGCGGTTTTTTGGGTTTCGAGGGAAAACCAGCTTTCGTGCAGGGCAAGTTCGCGGACTTTGAGACGTTTCTTTGGGCCGCCGCGTGGCGTCGTTTCCGCAAGCCAGGCCGAGGGTCTAACCAATTTCCACCTCCGATTCTGTTTCGATCCATACCTTGGCACCGCAGGACAGGGGTTTGTCTGGCGAATAGACGACCTTGCTGGGTCCGTGGATGAGGGCCTCGTGGCAGTAGCGGTTGTTTTTGTAGGTTTTGACCGTGAGGACGGGGTTTGTCTCTCCGTTCTTGGCGTTGGCCCGGACAACGTGCTGGTTAACGTGGATGATGGTTTTCAAAATGGGGCCTCTTGAAGGTTAGAGAGGTCAATTTTGGGTTTGTGTTTGCGTTTGACTTTGATAACCACGTGTGGGTATGGGGGTTCGACCCATACCCACCGGACTACCTTACCTTCGTCGTCAAGGATTCCGTATTTAAGGAGCATGGTTGGCTTCTTCCGGTTTAGGGTCTTCTAAGTTGTAGATGTAGATACCAGTAGCGATGCCCATTGTCGCGCCCACAAAGAAGTTACTGGGTACTACGAATTGAAGGAGGTTGTTGACACTGGCTGCCCACCATACGGTTGATGTCAAGCGATCAAAAACCAGCTTTTCTTCTTCTGAAAGCCTTGGTCGCAAATAAAGTAGGTAAGCCGCTTTAAGCACATTAGTGCTTTTAAATCCCACCGGGTTGAGTTCCGTTCCGCCTTTTGCCAGTACGGCTGCTGTTGTAGCGGCATCAACAACTGCGGCTTTGTACGGATCTCGATGTAGTGGAATACTGCTAGTGGCGCAGCCTTGCAGTAAAAGAATCAAAACAAGTGCTGGCCACATTGAATTCATGACCAGTCCTCGTAGAACTTGTGTTGTCCAATCGGCAGATTAACGGTCATGATTCAATCCAATTACCAAAAGTTAAAACGCGGTCAGTGCTGTTTGCCCATCGGTCAAATTCATTTAACGGGCATGAAACGTCAACAAAAAAATCAGGGAATGACCAATACCGAAACCTATATGCCCTGTTGTTTTTGTGTGCAACAGCAGCCAGTTTAAAAAAATCACGGCGTACTTTGTAGCCCTTCCGTTTAAGCATGGTTTTGAATTGACTTGGACTCATGCCCCACAGTTGATTGCGATTCGGCCTTTCGGCTTTCCATTTCATTTCTCTCCCCTTGCGCGGATAGCGAAACTCAATTCTTGTGCGGTTTTATCGCAAGCATTGATAGCCACTAATTCGCAGACCTTGGCGCACGCCTCCCGCTCATGCGCGGCAACAAGGGCGGCAAAGCGTTCAAGTCTTATTGCATATGGCTCCTCTGTCACATCATTGATGTAGAGATCCAACCCAGCCTCCCGCGCTATGCGGATGATGTCTGATCTATTGATACAAGACGCAGGGGTTTGTGCTGATAGGGCGTCAGTCATAGCTGCTTGGTCCGTGAAGCGTGTTGCACGGCCCCGTGCAAAGGCGTAGATGTCCCCGTCGACCACGGTGAGCCCATACTCTGTGATGAGCTGGTTTATGTCCCACTCTGTCAGGACAACTTGCTCGGTACTTCCCCGGTACTTCCCCGGTACTTCCCCGGTGGCTTCCGGCGGGATAACGTAATTCGGCTTATTGCCGGAAAAGGTCTTGACGGGTTTAGCCATTTGGCCAGCCAGGTAGGCGGCTTTGAGCACATCCTGTTGATTACCGACGCGCAATAGTTGCTGTTGAAGGCCCGCGATGATTGCCTTCAATGTTTCAATTTCTTCAATTAACTCGTTCACTCTTCTTTCTCCTGGTTAAAAAACGGAGCGGGGAAGTCCCCGCTCCTGCCTTGCAGACCTAATTACTGGTCGGTCTGCTCGTCTTCTTCAGCAACTTCGCCTTCTTCAGCTTCAGCGTCGTAGCCTTCTGCATCCTCTTCGCCTTCTTCAGCGTCATCAAGTCCGTATTCGGCTTCAATGCGCTCTGAGTAGATCTTGACGGTGTCTTTGTGGTTGATGCCGTCCACAAAGTCCTGCAAGCTTGCCATGTCGACGTCTTGGACGTCTGCTTCAAACGTGATTGTGACCTTCATCCCAAACTCCAAAAATTGTGCCGGATCGGCTTTATTAGGATCGCAGATGAATGTTGCAATCACATATCAGACGTGACATTTAGTTTACGATAGTAGCGATCCGCCTCTTCCCAAGCTTTGCGCAGTTCATCTGACCATGCTAGGTCATGTTGGATCAGGAAGTCACTTAGGACTAACCCTAGTGTCTCTACAGGGTTGTAGTTGACCTTGATGGTGTTAGCAGAGGCGTTTGAACGTGGTCGCATGTCAGTCCTTTTTAGTGTCGGTGTGGAAGCCCTCGGGGCGTTTGCGAAGGAAGCACGGCTCGCACTTCCATCGAAACCCTTTGCCGGGGGCAAGCATCACTTTATAGGTGCCTGGCATGCGCATGCAAACCTGACACATTGGCGCGGCTTTAAGGGTGTCCATCTATTGGACACCCTCTCGTTGCACAGGCGTCCAGCCAAATCGACGCCACGTTCGGGTCACGTCGGTAGCCGCGGCCGGGTAGTAGACAAAGTCTGGATGACTCAAAGGGACCGTGGGGACTGCCTTAGAGTGATAGCGGATGACGAGCTGTGCTTCGTCGGTGCTATCACCAGTGATGTCATCAAATAGGTTCATGTGTTACTCCTCGTATAGGTTATTTAACGTGTTCTAGCGACGTGTTAAAACGTAGACCATTTTTTGTAGATCTCATCGAGCTTGATGATGTAATGGCGGCACTTCTGGGAATCGATCTCCCCGCGAACGCCCTGGCGCATCGAGTATTTGATGATGTTGCCCTTCAGAAAGCCAATGAACTCCGACTTCGTGAGCGTGGCTTCGAGCACGTCCCATGGTGGGACCCCCATGTCCTTGTAGTGGTTGCCGCCGACTTGGTAATCGTCTGCCTTGATTGGCTCGCTGCTGACTACGGGGGCGACTACGGGGGTGACTACGGGGGCCACTTCGGGGGTGACTACGGGTTTCTTACGTAAGACAACTTTCTTGGCCTTGGTCCGTGATGTCCTAATACTGATCAGCTTTTCCCTGACTAGTTCATTCCTGATCCGGTAAGCGCGGGGCAATGGAATCTGGAAGAGGGTGTGGATTTCTTGTGGTTTAAGAGTTGGGTTTTCCCTCCAATGGTCTTTGGCGGCAATACTGGAAGGCAGGCGTGGACGTGACTTGTACATTGAGTTACTCCTTGGTAGTTAGAACAAAGTTGACGAATTCTTGACCCAATTCGTCATAGGGTAGGGACTGGAATCTCTGGGCTATGTGGTTCGTCGCGCTGTTCCACGCGGCTGTCCACACTTCGTAGGACCATCCTCCGTCGCCCTCGAAAGCGCGGGGCCCAATAAAATCCTGGAAGCTTTGCCACATCGGTGTCTCCACGGAGATCGGCCTTGAGACGCTTATTGATTTGGTGGAGAACTTCGGCCTTCTTTTTTTTCTTCCACTCAGCAATTTCTTGTTTAGCAAGTTCATATTGGAGGATTTTTTTACTTTGGGGGTCTGCGCGGAATACTGCCGCTTGATAGGCGGTGTACAGGTGGTTGTAGGCAATGTTGTGCTCTGCCCAAATCGCTTTCCAGTTCTGCAACGACTCAATAGCCGAAACAGCTTCAAGCAAAATGTTCTGCAGGTCGCCCTTGCGTTGAAGATTGGCGAAGTGCTTTAGACGAAGCGTGACGTCGGGTCTCATAAGCTTTCAGCGATCTCGTCTTCCAACAAAAGGATCTCCGACTCGTTCAGAGCACGGAGGATGTCGATGCGGCCCTTGCCTGACTTTGACTTCTTGGAAGTTGCGTCAAGGTAGACAGCCTTAATCTCAATTTGAGATGGCAACCCGTCTTCCGCGGGCAGCACCTCAAAATCGATATCGATGGATAACTGGACTGTGGTCGGGAACATCGCTCTCCTTTCTTTCAGGTTCTTGGGCCTCGGCCCGTGCTTCTTGAATGATGCGGTCAAACTCTGCGTCGATATATTCGTGCAAGATCTTGCCCATGGCAAGTTCACGGAATTCAGCGATTTCTTTGAGCTTGACGTACTGCTCTAGCCTAATCATCACCGACATCCAGGGCTTGTCCCTGGCCGATGGTGGCACTGCCGTAGTGTTTCGTCGTATGACCAATGTGATCTCCTTTCTCTGATGTGCGAACTGTATCGTATTTCTACAGGTAGTGCAAGCACCCTATGTTTTTAGGCAAAAAAAAGCCAGGCCGCGTTAGCGTAACCTGGCAAAACTGGGTTCAGGCACGTAGCAACCCAGCGAGGAGTCCGAGAATTATACCGCTTGTCCCCAGGAAGGTCCAATTTCCACATCTGCCCTGGACGGTACTTCCAGCTTGACGGCCTGGGCCATGATCCGTGCGGCTTCTTCCGCTTGAGATTTGTCTTTAACGCTGATCGCGACCTCGTCGTGGACTTGTAGGAGAACCCTGAAACCGGCCTTATGCAGTGCAACCATGGCGGCTTTGGTCTGGTCAGCGGCAGAGCCTTGGATGAGGCGGTTCAGACCTTTGTAGGTGCCGGCACGCTTGATCCGTTGGCCGTACTCAATGATCGCCTGCTCACGCGGCAGGGCTTTGTTAACGCCCCACTCACTGGGTTCCCAGAGTGGAAAGCGGCACTTGCGACCGAGGAGCGTGCGGATCGAGCCGGAGGACGCTGGGTGCTCAATGCGCTTCATGACTGCGTTGACGGTGCCCTTGAGAAACGGAACATTTTGATGGAAGTTATCAATAAGTTCCGACGCTTCCGTAATCGGCAGGTCTAGCTGGACTGCGAGCTTGTTCTTGCCCATGCCGTACATTAGGCCCAGGCCGATTGTCTTAGCGGACTTACGGTCGATCTTTGCCATGTCCGCGACCATCTGGTGGAAGTCGGTGTTGGGATTCTGGCGATAGGCGTTGGCCATGGTCTCTGCTCCAGGCAGCTCTAGGAGCGTTGCGTAGTGGACCAAGAGCCGTGGTTCTTGAGACGAGAAGTCATTTGCTGCCCACAGCTCGCCTTCTTCTGGCAGGAAGAGGCTGCGCACCATCGGGCCAATGATCTCGTGGCGGGCGGGCACCTGCTGCAGGTTGGGGGAAGCCATGGATAGGCGGCCGGTGACGGTGCCACCATCGTCTGAGCGCATCTGGTTGACGTGCGGATGGATGCGTCCTGTCTTGGCGGAGAACTCAAGGTAGGGGCGCAGGAACGTGCCGTGCGTCTTGTTCGTTTCTCGCGCTTCCACAATCATTTTTGCAATTGGATGAGGGCAGCTGTCCAAAAAACCTTTTGTAAAACTAGGTGCCCCGTTCTCTGTCTTGCCGTATGGAACGCCTAACTTGTCAAAGGCAACAGCAATGCTCTGCGCGGCCCAGATGTCGATAGATGCTCCTGAGAGCCGCTTAAGCTCCTTAATTAGCTCTTGCTCGCGCTTGATCAACTGATCGATCAGCTGTTCCGCTTTAGCCCTGTCAAAGCGGATGCCCTTATGGGTCATATCCAGCAGAACGGGGAAGACGTCTGTCTCCACGTTGAAGATCGACTCTACTTCATCTTTTTTAAGCAAAGGCTTGAAGCATTGCCAGAGCTTAAGTGTTAGCGCAGCGTCTTGCTCTGCATACTCCCCGACATACATCGCAGGCAGCTTCCAGAGTTCCTTCTTGGGATGCACGCCAAAATCGCCCGCGGCTTGTTTGAGGTTGGCCTCTGACTTGGCTTCTTGTAGGTAATCAAAGCCCAGGGCGTTGAGCGAGAAGGAGAAGCGGTTCTCGTCTAGCAGCGGTGCGGCGAGCATTGTGTCTAGGATTCGGCCGTTGACCTCGAACCCTGATGCACGTAGCCAGCCTAAGTCATAGGCGGCGTTGTGCATGATCTTGTCTGCGTCAGTCTTTAAGACTCCGCGAATCCAATTATCAACAATTCGACGGTCCAGATTCCCGCCACCAGCGTGAGCAATCGGAAAATATCCGGACCAACCATCCACAGCAACAGCATACCCAACAATATACCCATCATTTCGGGGCCACCCAGGTCCAAATGATTCAAGATTAGGGTCGCATGTCTCCAAGTCGATGGCAATCTCTTTAGCCGTCGACAAGTTTGGAAACGACTGCGGCGGAACCCACTCGGTGAGGGCCGGGAACATGGAGATAGTTCTCACAGATGAAAGCCTTTCTGCTGATTCTTCGGTAACACAATGTGCAACTCTTGCTTGGCTCTCGTTATACCGACATACAGCAATCGGTTGATGTCATCCGAGTTACGTTCGTACTCTTTCGCAAAACGGGTAGATAGATCGGACAACAACAAGACCTTATCTGCCTCTCCACCCTTTGCTCCGTGGATCGTGGACAGTTTGATTGGAATCTTGCCGGTGATCTTCATGCCGCGGCGCAACACGGCAATGATGTAGTCACGCCTTTCTTCGCCGATCTTGGTCAGAGCCTTGTGCCAGATGTCATCGGTAAGAAGACCGTGATTTTCTACAAGCGTAGCCATGGTGTAGAGCTGCTCTTCTGAAGCCCCCTTGAGGCCCTTAAATCCATGCTTCACGAAGCTTGAGTCAAGGTACTTATAGACTGCTTTAACGGTAGGGAATGGGATTGCATTGCCCCTGCGCAAGGATTCCCATCCGGTGACTGCGGAGAGAATGGATTCGGAGATGCTCCGTTGTCCATGGCGCTCGAACAGTAACCCTTGGCTCTTGATCCATGAGTGCATGTCCGTTAGCAGATAGTTTGTGGCGGCCAGGATGAGCCAGTCGCCAGCTGTGATGTCTACGTGGGTGAAATCGTTGTAGTACTGGACCGATCCCTCTTCTTGGCGTGGGTTCCAAGTTTTGGGCTGCCGCTCGCGAATGCGATTGACGACAGTATTGGCCAGTGCATGCACTTTTGCAGGCACCCGATAAGACTGTTCGAGGATGGTGATTTTGCCGGTCAAGTTAAGAAAGCTTTTGACATCGGCACCCGCCCAGGTGTACACCGCCTGATCATCATCCCCGGCTAAAAAAACTCGGTCAGACCGATCTGCGAGCGCCATGACCACGGCCCATTGCAAACGGGATAGGTCTTGCGCCTCATCAATGATCAGCACCTCCAGCCGCGGCAAGAGGTCAACCGACTCTACAACCCGCTCCAACAGATCGGTGAAGTCCATCAGATCGTGCGAGTCTTTGTAGTGCCTGTAGGCACGTTCGACGTACTCGAAGTGAAACCACTCGATCTGCATGGCACTCTGGTTGTAGTGCGTGCGCAAATCAAGGCCCTTGATCCGTGCAATGTTGATCTCGTTCAGGATGGGGTTATCCACCTTGACCATGAAATCTTCTTCGCCATTGTCAATACCGATCTCGATTCCCGCTTCAAGGGCAAAGGACTTGTAGTCCATAGGAGACATCATGTCTTGCGAGCGCACGCCTAAGCAGCGGTAGGCAAGGCTGTGTAGCGTCCTAAACCACGGGAAATCTGTATCTCGATTGAGATCTGGGAACTTAATGATTGCTCGGTCGCGGGCTTCCGTTGCAGCCTTTTTGGTAAAGCTGAAATAGCCTATTTGTTGGGGCGACACTCCGTTGGCAAGCTCAAGGTCGACGATGTCCAGTAGGAACGTCGTCTTGCCAGAGCCTGGGGGGCCGAAGATTTTCTCAATTTTCATCAAGAAGCTCTTCAGGTACAGGCCAGAGGACGATGGGCGTGGAATCGCCCATGTATGCGCACAAGATGTTGAACTCCATGTACTCCATAGCACCCTCGCGATCCATTCCGTTCTCTTCCATCTTGTCTAGCATCTTCTCGCCGTCGTAGATCAAGCGATCAACGAGCATGTTTCCGTGCCACGTTTGGCCTATTCCGATCACGCAATCGTCGTAGTCATCGATCTTCAGAAGTTCAGGTTCATCTCTCAAAATGGGCTCCGTTTTTTCTGTTCCGGGGTTTCAAAAGGTGCAGACTGCTTCACAAAGCCGGGTAGTTTCCAGCACCGTGTCGCGCGGTTCTTGAGAAATAGACTGATAGGTTCGCCTCCTAAGTCACGTAGACGTTGCGCCATCTTGGGCGCAGTCATGCCTTGAAAGTTATTGCGTTTAAGGTGCGCCTCTAAATCCTTCATTCGGAAGTAGATCCGCGCTTCTTCCTCATCCGTCCAGGGGCGTCCGAGTAGGATCTCGTCGCGGTCCATTGCCTGCTGTAGATGGGTACAGAACTCCTCCAACAAGTCCATGAACCTGCCGGTAATGCTCGTGTCCTCGGATGCTTCTGTAATTTGCTCGGTTTCCACCATCTCTTTCAGAAGCGAATTTAGGAGTTGTTCCCAATCCTGTTTGCGCAACGTCGGGGGCAGGACGTTGATCTTGTCCACACACGCTTTCTGGAACAGGGACTGGTTGTACAGGTGATCGGTATCGATCTCAATCCGTTTGCCATTGATGTCCAGAAACCATAGCGGTGGCTCCGAGTTGTACTTAGAGAGTGAGGACAACTGCGGGCTATCAGGTCCGTGGGCCCCGATCCCATACTTTCTGGTCCTGCACAGTCCTGAGTTGCAGAAACTATTGAGCGGTTGATCTTTGCACTTGTAGTGGTAATCCTTTTTGTTCAGTTGCTTTACGATTATCTGCACTTCATTGTTTGGGAGCGGAGGCGCAACATATTTGAAGTTGTGCTCAACGAGCGCGTTGTCCCAACTGGTCGGGTGTAGCTGTTTAAGATAGATGCCAATGTTAAACAGCGTGTTGTTTCGACCACCCTCGGGGACGCCTTGAGAGCAAAGAGCCTGGAGGCACGGTGGGCCATCCTTGATAGGCGCATCCGGTGCTTTCGGAGCCTCGGGGAACGTAAGCTCTGATTGGACGTTTGCGTCGTAAAGCGCGTAGAACTCGTCCATCGTAGCGGCACTGCCATCCTCTCGGATGGCGTAACGCATCGTTTGATCCCCGCCAAAATAAGGCAGGTTTAGGAAGTTGCCGGTGTCACCGCGGTCGACCAGGATCTCCGATTGCTTAGGGAAGATCTCCCGGCCAGCTTCTCCCAAGAGTGCCGCGGCACCCTTGAGATAGCGTTGCATGTCTGCTGCCGGAATAGGGTCCTTCACAAACAAGAACACGTGTGCCCCACCTGATTTGCTGCGGCACACCACCATTGGCAGGTCAAGGGACTTTACCTTTTTAACAAGGCCTGCATGGTCCAGAGGGTACTGGTCAATGTCAATACATCCCCAGATGCACGAGTTGTCTGCCCTGATTGGGATGATCCCAAGGGAGGGTTCGACTCCTTCGAGGTGTTTGACCCAGAGGTCGTCGGTTGGGGGTTTTCTGATGACAACAGCCTTACCAGCTTGTTTGCCTGTGTCTTTTGATCCATGGATTTGATAGGTTCCGTAAGCAATGTCCAAGCCGGTAAAGATCGACTTGAATCGAGTGATGTCCGTCATTCTGGCTTTCTCGGGCAAGAGGGGCGACCCCCTGTCAAGCGTTGCTTTACAGTTGGTCGCCCCAAGCGATTAAAACGGCACTTCTGTGTCGTCAAAAGGCGTCGAAGCACGAGGATTGTGGCCCTCTTCCTCATGCTTGATTTTGACGTCGCCTGCGCTGATGGTCTGAGCAAAAGCCTTGGCGGCTGCGTAAACCTCTGCGTTCTCAACGTCGCCAACACGGGCAACTTCCCAACCAAACCACTTCCCTTTGTCGTTCGATTCCGGGACCGTGGTCAGACGGTACACCTGGCTGTAAATAGCAGGACGGAACATGCGGCCATTTGCGCCCACCTTCTGAACAGCCTGCATCATGCTGTTCCATTTGCGCGACTTCTTAAGCTGCGTCGACTTCATCACGATCAACGCAGGGGCAGGCACCCCAGCTTGGTCCAACACCATAACATAGTAGTTAGCGGTGTTTTCGATGTAGTTTCCGCTATCGAGATAGTCCCGATTGTCCCCCGGCTCACGGTGTGTGCGAGACAAGATATCGCTCGTTGCCGGGTAGATATTGACCGGGGCACCAGTGCCCTGACCGCGTGGTGCCCATTCCACATACTGACGCACATAAACGCAGGGAATGACAGAAACCCCTACTTTGCCGTCATACAACTGTCCCGTGACAGAGTTGTACAACATGCCTGGACGGGCGTTCTCCAGATCCGCAACCTCTGGGGAGGTTGTGGTCAGAAGGCGCAGAAACGGGAGCGCAAAGTCGTCCCGATTCATCCCGTCAAACCCGTTCTGGGCATCCTCCTCGAACATGGAGGTGAGTGCGAGTGCGGTACTCTCGCTCTTGACAACCGCTAATTCGGCTTTAGCCATGGTCCGTGGTCCTTGAGTATTAAGACTTGATAACAGCGCGTTGGCCAATGAAGGCCCCAAACAAAACGGATGGGAACTCGCCACCTTTCTCCACCCGCTCTCTCACCCATGCCTTCAGCGTCATAGGTTCAACTTTCTCGGACTGTTCCGCAACATAGCCGCGGTCACCAAGCATTTCCAACAAACGATTGCAGTGATCGTCTTCACCGCGTCCAAAACGAACGGACACATTGTTCTTAATCAGGTCGCCAAACCCGTTATCACGTAACCAAGCAAAGGCTTCTGCCCGCTTTTCTTCCGTGATTGACGCGCTGTAGAACGGCTTGATCTCGATGGAAGATCCGTCCGCCATCTTGAACGACTTCATCCCCAGCTCGGCCATAGCCTGCGGAAGGACTTCGTCGGTCAGCTTGCGGTACTGCTCTTTGCGCTCCTTCAGAACCTTCTCAAGTTCTTCAATATCCTTCTCATGCAGCTTGGTTAGCTGCGCAAGCTTAGATATCTCAGAGATATCTTGGTTCTCAAGACTCAGGGCATCTGCGTCCTGCTCAAATAAAGTCGTGAGACTCATCTAACTCTCCTTTCTTAAACAAATCCACCTCGACAGGGATGTAGCGGCGTTCCCGCTTGTCCCATTTGAGGCACTTAAAACGCCCGTTGTTGCGGGCGGCCGCAATTGCGCAGGTGATGCCTATTGCACTGGGGTCACCAATGAGCAACAGCCAATCATCGTCGCAAAACTTCTCCAGCTTGCGCTGAATTCTTCTGATCGTAGGGACTGTTGAGAAGGCGATCTGCGCGTTGGGCGGCAGAATGACCTCAATCGTCCCAAAGTCCTGAGCACTTGCAATATTGTGTTGCAGAGTCTCTTGGATTACAAACACCTTAGCCACAAAATTCTCCTTTCTTGACTGGAGGAGCCACTGTACACTAGCAGTTCTTGGGGCGCAAGTCCTCTCCACCAGAAAGGCAGAAATGACCGACTTTTTGACGACCTACCCATACCGTAACAAGCCCTTCCTGCATCAACAGGCGTACCTTCAGAAGTTCTGGGAACGCTCTGTCTGCGCCCTCTTCGCGGACATGGGTACGGGCAAAAGTTACATGTTAATCAACAACTTCGCCATGCTTTACGACAAGGGCAAGGTGAACGCTGTTCTGATTGTGGCACCGAAGGGCGTATACCGAAATTGGTATAACTCCGAGATCCCCAAACACGTACCCGAACACACCCAATACCGCATGGCGCTGTGGTCACCGTCACCCCGAAAGGCCGAAAAAGAGGCCCTGGACAAGCTCTTCGAGGTGACGGAAGACCTCAAAATTCTGGTCATGAACATCGAGGCGTTTTCCACGGAAAAGGGCACGAAGTTCGCCAGCCGCTTCGTCACGTACCACGATACGATGATGATCATCGACGAAAGCACAACCATCAAGACCCACAATTCGGCCAGGAGCAAGAACACTGAGAAAGTTGGTCGGACCGCCCGGTATAAACGGATAGCGACCGGCTCCCCGGTAACCAAGAGCCCTTTGGATCTGTACTCCCAGTGCCTGTTTCTAAGCCCTGACTGCCTAGACGCTTCGAGCTTTTACACGTTTCAGGCGCGGTACGCGGTCCTTGTTGAAAGGAACGTGGGGGCACATAGCTTCAAGCAGATTGTGGGCTATCGGAAGCTTGATGAACTGAAGGAAAAGTTGGATCGATTCAGCTTTCGGGTGACCAAGGACGAGTGCTTGGACTTGCCTGTAAAACTGTACGTTCGCCGCGAGGTCGAGCTTACGAAAGAGCAGGAAAAGGCCTATATGGAGATGAAGCTCATGGCCATGGCGGAGTTTGACCGCGGCCTGATGACCACGGTTAACGCGCTAACTCAGTTGATGCGGATGCACCAGATTGTCTGCGGTCACATCAAGCTTGATACGGGCGAGACTCTGGAATTGCCGAACAAGCGGTTGGATGAGCTGATGCAGGTGGTGTCTGAGTGCGACGGCAAGATGATCATTTGGGCCAATTACCGGCATGACATCCTTGCTATCAAAAATGCCCTGCAGTCCGAGTATGGGATGAACACTGTGGCGGCTTATTTTGGCGACACAGATAGCGACGAAAGACAGCAGATTGTCAGCCGTTTCCAAGACCCTGACGACACCTTACGCTTCTTTGTCGGAAACCCGAAGACGGGGGGCTACGGTTTGACTCTTACGGCAGCCAACGTAATGGTGTATTACAGCAACTCGTTTGACCTGGAGGTCCGGTTGCAATCAGAAGATCGGGCTCACCGGATTGGACAGACCAAGAACGTGACCTACGTCGACCTGATCTCGCCAGGGACCGTTGACGAAAAGATCGTCAAGGCCTTGCGAGACAAGATCAATATTTCTACTCAGGTGCTTGGGGAGGACATTAAGCAGTGGCTCATTTGATGAGCTACTTATATCCCCCCACCGCTGGCTCTCACCATCTCCGCCGGGATGTGCTGTCCCGCATATTGCCCGCTGTTTATCATGGCCATGGCTTGGGATTGAGACATGGGAGGACCATTACCCGGACCGGCATAAGTAGGGGACCCCATCATTTGTGCTAATTGTCCAATATTCCCATAGCTTTGTTTTGTGGGAGAAACCAGCGCGTCAAGTGAGGCCGGCTGAAGCCCCGCCTCCTGAAGATTTCGCATCCACTGCTCTTGCGTTACCCGCGGCCCGTTAGGGTTAATTCCAACACCAAGTTCGGCAGTCATTAGGTCATATGGTGTGAAAGAGGGCGGAGGCCCTGCGTACTGCGAGGGTAGGGGCCCCCCGTACTGCGGTTGTTGCTGCGGTACTGAGCCAGTGTCTCCCATCTGTAGCTGTTTAACCCTCTCAGACAGCATTTGCATCTGTTGCTGGTTCATCTGGGGCGCAGAACCTGTGCCTGCGTCGTACTGCGGCTGCTGGTATCGGCCGTATTGCGGTTGTTGCTGCGGCACTCGACCAGTCAGCATGTCTCGTATACGCTGTTGCTCAGGCGTACTTTGCACGGGCAAAGGCGTTTGGTAGCCATATGGCTGCTGCTGTTGAAACTGAGGGTTTTGATAAGGGTTGAACTGCTGTTGTTGGAACGGGTTACCGTATTGCTGCTGCTGTTGGTACGGGTTGAACTGCTGCTGTTGATACGGATTACCGTACTGTTGCTGCTGTTGGTACGGGTTGTACTGTTGCTGCTGTTGGTACGGGTTGTACTGTTGCTGCTGTTGGTACGGGTTGTACTGTTGCTGTTGATACGGATTACCGTACTGTTGCTGCTGCGGAGGTTGGTATTGACCGTACTGTTGCTGCTGCGGAGGTTGGTATTGACCGTACTGTTGCTGCTGCGGAGGTTGGTATTGACCGTACTGTTGCTGCGATTGATACGGGTTGTATTGCTGCTGCGGAGGTTGGTATTGACCGTACCCTTGCGACTGCTGATTGAACTGCGGGTTTTGATAAGGGTTAGACGACTGCTGCCCTTGCTGCCCCTGTTGATACGGGTTGTACGTAGACTGACCTCTTTGGTAAGCACCAAATTGTTTACCCGATCCGCCACCGCTATTAGGTGAAAACATTGCCATGATTAATTCCTAAATTAGCCCGGTTGGGGCTGTTGTTGCCGGGCTGCCAGCATTGGGCTGATTGAATCGAACGGGAAGAGCGACTGGAAGTTTACCCCGCTCTGTGGGCCAGGCGAAGGACCTCCCGGTTTGGGAGGACCCCCTGGTCCTTGAGGCTTGGGCCCAATACCTGGAACCCCGATTGTCGGCGGAGCAGGAGGCAAAGCACGCAGCATTTGACTCGCACCAGGGGCCGTGGGCCGTGGTTCTTGCGGCTCTTTCTCATCAAAGGTCGCGTAATTCAAGCCAGCTGCGGCCAGGTACGAGTGCAGGCTTCGAGCCATGCGGAACCGCTCGACCTGGGTCTTTGGTTGTGCAAGCAACCTCGCCATGAGCTCTGGGTCTTGCGTAGCGTCCTGGATGATCTGCTTGACAAAGACCTTGGGCATTTTCTGCACCATGTCGCGCAAGTACTTTGAACCCGCGGAAGCGGCAACCATGGAAGCTCCGCCACCCCCGCCAGGCGTCATTTGTTG